CAACCCACTTATATAGTTTGCCACTTATTGCATCTCCGATTTTAGGAATTTTGGAAAAACTATTAACAAAATTATATACTTTATCGCCAGCCAAAAAATTTGAAAAATGTATTTTCATTCTTGCGATTTTCATGTCCATTCCGTTCATTGCATTTTGCAATTTAGTTATTCCGTCTGTCTTTATTTTGCTTCCTAATTTTGATAGCTTTTCTTCTATTTTTGAAGCGGCTGGCAATAAAGATTGCATTTTTGATTTTAATTTATTTAAAGGATTATCTTCAGCTTTTATATTCAACAGTATTTCTAATTTATTTCCACCAGCCATTCTATCCCTCCTTTTCCTTAAAATCCATTATCGCCCTGCACCATTGGAAAAACCTAACATTATCCATATCTAAGACAATGTTAGGGTCTTTTATTTCCTTTTTAACAATAAATTCCCATTTCATTTTAATCATAGGGTCGTTGTATTGTTCTTCCGCTATTTCAAGGTCATGTTCAATTTTCTTTTCTTCTTCTCTTTCGGCTTTTCCATAAACATCACGATTGTGTTACACAATTCAACTAACGCCTCTGAATCGTTTTCAAAAAAATCTATTTTTCTAGCTTCTTTAGGAAATTCAACCATTTTAGGCAATACTATTGTTGCAAATGCAAAATAATCATTGTCGATTGCAAAATTTAAAACTGCTTTTTGATACAATTGCAAATTTTGTGGTTTGGTCAACTGAAAATCAAAAAACTTTGTATTCCCTTCCGCATCCACATATATCTCTTGTTCCTTAATATTCAACCTTCCTAAATTATCAATAAAAACATTATTTTCTTGTTCCATTTTCTTTTCTTCTGTTTTTTCGTTTTCCTTGTTTGCCATTTTATAAATCCTCCTAAACTTTTTCATCATATTTCGCACATTGAACAGTATATTCAATAGTGACGTCTTTAGTATTATTTTTTCTTTCTCCGCCTTTTTGAACTGATACACCTTCACCGTTTCCAACAATTTTATTCATTCCTGAATTATCTATATATGTCAATGTTCCTAACACACCTTTTGGATTTGCATTACATTTTGTTAAAAATATATCATCATCAGAACCCTTGATAGTTGTAATTTTTATTTCTCTTTTTGTTACTCTAGTTTGTATTGTTATAACGTTTCCCTTTATGCCAGGATCACTTAATGTATGTGAGTCCTCCGTTGGATTATTTTCTATCTCAGTAGCTTCCTTAATTAAATATCCAATTCCTACTCCTGGAAAATTTATAATTAAATCTACTTGACTTAAATCAGATGATTTTTCTAAAAAATTATTTCCCATTTTCTACCTCCCTATGCCGTTAATGGTTCGTCGTGCCAAACCAATGTAACTTCAATTTTTTCTATTTCTGTACTGATTGTAAAATCAATTTTTACATTTCTAAGCGTACGATTGATATAATCGTCTACAGTCAACCCTGTTTGTGCAGAGGTGTCCTCAATGCTTGGGACTGTAACTTTAAACAAGTATTCGCCACTGTTATTCTTGGCAATTGCTCCTTGTTTACCCATTGCTAACATTGCTCTATTTAATAATGCTTCGACTTTTGGAATACCTTCGCCATCCATTGTTGCATTTTTTTCTTCAATTAGCATTCTAGACAAATTAGTTTCAATGTTATGTACAATTGCGTCTATCTTAATCGTTTGGTCTGCATGTCTAACACCGTCAGCACACCAAGAGCCACTTGTCACAGCGTTATATCCAACAAAACTTCTAGTGTAATTAATATTCCCTTTCTCATTATTGCTTTCTTCTGTCAAAGTTTTAGCTGACGGATCTACTCCTAATATTCTTCTGTCGCTCCAACGTCCATTAATTCCTTGAGCAAATGTGTAAGCTGGCAATCCAAATATATCCAAATTTCCGCCTTCAGCTTTTCCTGCCATAAAATATATTCTTACACTTTCTTTTAAATTGTTATTTTCTGCCGTCGAATTAGCCACAACTGCAAATTTAACATTTCTAGTCAGCCATTTAGCTAATGCCTTTATAAATTCCTCGTCATAGAAATCGACTACAACTCCATAAAAATCTCCAGTTGGCAAACTATCTAAAAATTCTTCGTTTGGCGTTGCTTTACTTGTACAATACCAAACATCTGGCTGAATTACATTTCCGTCACTATCCTCTTGTGACAAAAACGTTTCTACACCTTTATACATTTTAGAGTTAGCTCCAAAATCTGTTTTAACATCATCCAATTTTGTGTATTTCTTATAAGGTTTATCTTCCTCTTTAGTTATAAATAAGACTTTCCCGAAATCGCCTAACAACAAAGGCTTTGTCGGTCTTATTACCGTTACTTTTATTTTCTTAGCCATTCTCTACCTCCGTTTTTACTTCTACATCTCTTATTAATTGTCTTGTTCTTTCACTTGATTCTCGCCAGTTCATTTCTACATCAAAACTAAATCTGTAAATATATTGATTGCCTTCAAGGAAAGTTAAATCTTTTATTTCTATTTCATCATCGCTTAGTCCAAATCCGTTCCTTACCAGATCGTGTCTTTTCTTAAATACTATAACTTCAAGTAATTCGCTAGCCATTTCTTCTGCTCTTGCCTGTGTTGGAGCATAAAAATCAAATTGTAAATAAGCGATAACTAATCTCAAAGCCTTTTCCTTAATCTGCGTATCTGTTGTTTCAACAGTTCTATATGCACTGTATGCCGATTTGTTAAGACTTATCGTATGCATAACTCCGCATTCTATTGGTTTTTTAGCTACATAATTATCACGAATAACCTGGAAATTTACAAAACTGGCTAACAATTTTCTTAATACCTCATTTTTCATTCTTGCACTCTTTCAATATAATAAATTCTAAGTTTATCGTGTTTCATATAATTCTTTGCTGTTGTTACAATATAGTTATTCCCCTCAAATTCAATCGTATTTTTTAAGTCAATATCAATATAGCAATATATTTTTTTAGTGTCTAAAGTCACTTGTATCCCTTGATCCGTAAGCATACTTATGTCTTGTCTATTAAGATTAAATACTGCTCCTTCAAATTCCTTGCTTTCATCAATTTCTACCAGTTCCGAATTAATCCATTCGCTAGTTTTCTTTGATATTCTGCATTTGCTGAAAAATCTTTTTGGAATGAATGTTTTATGTGCCATTTTACACACCTACAATCTCATAATTAATTGAATTATATAGTGAGTGAGTATCCATAAGTGGTTTACTGTGTCCTTTTTTCTTTACAGTTTGTGGATTAAGTGCTGCAAAGTTTCCACTTGCTATTGTTTTTTTTATCTTTTGAACTATAAAAGTTCCTAGATTTTCATAAGCCTGTTGCCCAGTCATTCCGCCTTGAATAATTTGTTCAACTTGACTTTTCATATATTCTTTTATCTCATTCTGTGCATTTGCAGTACCTACAGAAAGTCTGAAAAAAGGTCTCGGCGGGATACCACGGCTTGTGCCATATTCGTTGAAAATAGCATAATCTTGAACCGAGACGCCATTATTACTCCCATCTCCTAAAACTCCAACTTTAACAGCATGAGAACTCAAATACTTCAGTTCCTTATCAAGTTTTTCTAATCCTTCTAATTCATATACAATTTCAGCCATATATCCGCCTCACGATACTTTCAATTTTTTCTCTTTTGTTACTTGCAAAATCCACGAATGAATAAGAAATATCGTCAATCTTATAAGTTTTATACTTGCCAGTCTCTTCATCCATACTGTTTATAAAATCATTCATAAGCATAGATATTTCATATTTCAGCCAGTCTGGCAGTTCATCATATCCAGCTTTATAAGTTACTTCAATTTCTTTTTCTTTTGTATTGCAAGGACAATTACTAAAATTAACAAACTCAATATAATTCCCACGACTTTTATATTCATCATCAGAATTAATACTTACAATTTCAACAACTGGACGTTTGTTTAAGTAAATCCGCTTATTATAATCATAATCCTCTGTGAGTGTTTCAACTTCTAATTTATATCCAGTTATATTTTCAATCTGACTAATTGCAACACCAAGCAAGGTTTCAACCCTAGCTTTTTCGTCGTCAGCTAAGGTTGTCCCCGTTATTTTTTCATAGTCATTTACTGTTATCAGCATTTAAACCACCTCTATTTTACTTTTAAAACTGAGAATGCTTTAGGTCTGATTACTCCTCCACCAATTCTGATTCTTGTGTAGTATTCTGTAATTCTTTCATTTACTTTTCTGTTCAATTCTTGTTCAAACCCTTTTTTTTGATAGTAAGCATAACCTTTTCCAAAATCACAGAATACTGCTGGATATTTGCCTGTGTCTATGTCTTCCAAAAACTCCTCGACATATACTGGATAACCATTAAATTTCATTGTTGCACCTTCAAGGATGTTCATCCACAAATATCTGCCATCACCGTCTTTCCATAACTTCATTTCCTCGTAAAGTTTAGGCGAAACATAGTAAGCTGATCCTTTTCTATAGCTTGCTTTCATTCCCGTTTCTAGTTTAACTAAGTCATCAGCTGTTACTTTTTTAACTGTCGCTGTTGTAATAGCTGCACCAGTTACTGTTGCATTTGTTAAAAATCCCTCAATAAATTGTTCTGTTGAAGCGTTATATGGTCCTTTTACAGTTAATTCAGACAATGTTTGCCCAAACTCTTCTGATATTGCTTCTTTAAGTTCTCCAACCATATCAAATGCACTATCTTGTACCAGTTCATCAGTAATTGGGTATCTTACTTGTCTATATCCCGCTCTTAATTCGATGTGAGTATATCCAAGTGTACCGTCTTGAGTGTTTCCTTGCCCCTCTTTTACAATTTGGTTAGCACCTGTAATTTCATTTCTAACTGGGATTTTAATATAATCTCCACTTCCTGTATAAAATTTACCTTTCATTAAGAAATTAGATACCTCTTTTACTTCTTTCAAAATTTCGTGCGATAAAATTGTCGGTATTAATACAGTTGCCTGTCCTGTACCTATTGCGGCTTTTTCTAATCCCTCAATTTCTTTGTTTCCAGTTCTCAAATATTTTTCAAAAGCAGCGTTCGCTTTTTTCTCTTCTATTTCAGGATTTGCCACACCTTTTTTCATAACTTCATCTAATGCTTTACCCATATTTTCAATCTCTTCATTAGCTTTGTTGATTTTGTCTTCCAACTCTCCATTCTTTTTTAATGCTGCTGCTAAATCTTCATTTGCTTTTTTAATATTCTCTGTGTTTTGATTCATTCCTTTTTCTAAATCTTCAATATTTTTTGGCATATTATTATCTCCTTTATTTTTATTTATATTATTATCGTCTTTTACTGTTTGCACAGTCGCTCCAGGTACTGCACCTTTTAAAACTACACTACCCTCAACAACCTCAAATTCTTTAATTATTCTAGCGTCAACTTCGCCTTTATCTGTCTGCACTTTTCCAAACTCTCTTTGTTTTAAAAAACCACCGACCGACATTTCATAATTTGCACCGTTTTTCATCATTGAATAAACTTTCTGTGCGTCCTTATTTATTGCATTTCCGTTTTCATCAGTAGACAAATCAAGTTTAGCTGTAAATTTAAGATTTCCTTTTTCGTCCTGATATACTTTCAAAGTTCCGATTTCCTTACTCTGGTCGTGCATATGTAACAAGAAATAAGTCTTATCCTTATCCACTTTATCAAGTGCTGTTTTATCAAAATAATCTCCGTAGCTATCAATAACACTGTGAGTTATTAACTGTCCTTCGATTATTCCTTTTTCTTCTGTGTCTTTTTTCAATACCATTTTGACACTTTTATTAAATTGTTCCACTTTACACCTCCTATATCAATTCACAATGGCAATTTATAATCTCACTCGCTGGTGCTCCCAACTGATGTGGATGTTTAAGTCCACAACTAAAAGTTTCATTTGCTGGGATAGTTTCCTTATCACATTTCAAATGAGTTTCTCTGTCAGTTTTACCACCGCCAACGTGCCACCAAGTCTTTTCCAGTCCTGCCTGCTCCAATCCATTGTGATACGTTGTTGTTGCAGTAGTAGCCGTTTCAGTTCTTGCAATAACCATTGCTCTTTTCTTTTCCATACCTTTTACTTTTTGAGTTATCTCTTTTGCAATATCCCTTATGTTTGTTCCACTTTCCTGTCCACGAACTATGATTTTGTTTAAAATATCTTTCGTGGTTTTGGTTATATTTGTTACCTTTTCAGCAATTACCTTTTTGCTCAACGCTTTCAATGTTTTATTCTTAACTGCTGGAATTAGTTTTTCATCAATGCCACGATGTGTAACAAGAAAATTAGACGTTTCACTTACTGTTTCAAGTATCCCTTTTTTCAATTCCTTGAATAATTGACTTGCAAATGTTTCCCAAGCAAATTCACTCAAAAACATCTGCTCATTTACATCAATTTCTCCACGTAATTGTTTGAAAACTAATCTTAATCTATTAAATTGCTTTAATATCAACCTATTTCGCATTTTCAATTGCCTTTTTGCCAGTATCTTTTTTTGTGAGTTAGTCAGCTTAACTTTCTTCGTTTTCCGCTTCTTCTTTGCCATCATCTTCCTCCTCAACTGGTTTTACGTCTTCGTATATTTCTTTGAGTGGTGTCATTGATGTACTGATTAAAACATCATCTCCATTTTCAATTGGCGGATATTCAAGCTCGGCTCTTTTTTCGTTTATTGTCAGATAACTAAGATTATTAAGCATCGCCATTTTTTCTTTTCTATCCTCTTTTAATACTCCAATTGTACTTGTATCGAAATCTATGTATTCGTTACTTTCTAACTTGTCTTTCATTATGTTGTTGAGATATTCAGCTATTTGTTCGACAAGTGGCAATATGTTCTCTGTATACAAATCTTTTTTAGCCTCTTTATAGTTGCTAAACTTGCTGTTTGTTCTGTCCCCAATCAAGATACTAGGCACATTCATTACTGCCGCAGTAGTATTCCTTATCTCATCCATAGCATTTAAAAAATCAAAGTCCTGTGGTGAAAAGTCTGCCTCTTTTATTTCTGCACCCTCTCCATCTAGGATAAGTGCTTTTCCTACATTCCTAGAACCGCTATTCTGCTCTATTTCGTTCTTAATTTCCTTTTTCTTAAAAGCGTTCAGGAACCTTTTAACAACGATTATAAGATTTCTCTTACCGCCATTCTTTAATATGCTGTTGTTCCATTGCATTATGTAACACCAGTAATTGTGTAAAGCGGTTAAAGATTGCACTTTGCTTATTCCGTGTCCTGCTCCGGCGATATTGTCGTAAATGTTCACACCTTTTATATAGTGAAACATTTTTAAATCTTCGCCCTTGTATTCCTTGCTGTTAATTCTTATTGATTTAATTCCATTCAACACATTCTCGTTATCGTATTCGATGTGATAAGAGCCTTTTTTAAATAAAATCAATTCAGCTTTTGTAAATAAATCAACTCTCATTACAAGCAACTCGCCAAACAAAATATAATACAAAGCAAAATAATTTATAAATTGGTCTGTATTAAGCAAGGAATTAGGATTTTGTAATGTATTTAACACATAACTGCTTTTCACATCTTTCACATTATCGCTATATCCTTTTTTATAAGTCGCCCATTTTAAATTATTAATCGCTTCATTTATTCTTGTAATAGCTGAACTCGTAAACGGATTCTTGTATAGCTGACTCAAAAACTTTCCAG